TTTCCATTTTTCGCGGTTAGTTTACATAGTCTGCGCTAGAAAAAGGCTAGCGCGGATCGGGTGTCCTGGGGCTAAGTCGTTGTCTTGGAGCGGGGTAGTATTTTTTATAGAATCTCACGCTTTTGGGCGTGGGGGTGTCGTAGGGCCGGTGGAAATCCCTTTGTTTTGGCGTTGACAGGCTGGGGGGAGGCGGTTACATTGGGCGTTGATGGCTATTTATTGCTTTTTGGGTGGGGGGTGTAATTAGTCGCCATTTCATGGAGCGTAGCGATGACCAGTTTCACGGAGGCTTCGTTTGACCGGGAGCGGTGGCCTAACTTTAGTTTTGGCGAGTTGAAGTGTTCGCATACGGGGGCTTGTGTTATGGACGAGTCTTTCCTGGACCGGTTGCAGTCGTTGCGGGACGCGGTGGGGTCTTTGGTGATCAGCTCGGGCTATCGTTCGGAGTCGCATCCGGTGGAGGCGGCCAAGGACCGTCCTGGGACGCATACGATGGGCCGGGCGGTGGATGTGGTGTGCCGGGGCGAGCGAGCTTATCAGGTGTTGGGTATGGCATTGGAGTTGGGTTTTACGGGGATTGGGGTGGATCAGGGGGGGGATGATCACGGGCGTTTCTTGCATTTGGATGACCTGGGCAATGTCGAGTATCATGGCCCCAGGCCTACGGTATGGAGTTATTGAGGTGAAGATCAAGGCCAAGCATCAGGAGGCGATACAGATGTTGATTCTGGACCGCTTCTCTAAAAGCCGCCTCACCGCGCAGATCGCGGAGCAGTTGGGGGTGACGAAGCAGGCGGTGAACTACTGGCGGGCCGACGATGACTTCCAGGCTGAGTATCAGAAGCAGCTGCGGATCTACCAGCGGGATTTTTCGGATGTAAAGCTGGCGGATCGCAAGGAGCGGGTCAAGGTCTTGTCGGCGATGTTCGAGCATATCCCGGAGCCTCGTATCTCGCTGCGGCTGAAGGTCTTGGAGCAGATACGGCAGGAGGTGGGCGATGACCGTATTCAGATCGAGCATACGGTGGAGGTCAAGGGGCCGAATGTCCCGCCGAGGGCGGAGACCTATGCGGAGTGGATCCAGCAAAATGAGCAGATGGTGGCGGCCCTGCCCGAGGCTCCGGCGGTGGAGGCTGAGTTCGAGGTGTCGGCATGAGCTGGCTGCCCCAGCCTGGACCCCAGGAGAAGGCGATACGGGCCTCTTTTGTCGATGAGATATTCTTTGGTGGGGCTCGCGGGGGCGGGAAGACGGACTTCCTCCTGGGCGACTTCGCCGCCGACATTCAGCAGTATGGGGAGCATTGGCGGGGGGTCTTGTTCCGGCGGACCTACCCTGAGCTGGACGAGATCGTAGATCGCAGCCGGGCTATTTATTTCGAGATGTTCCCCGACGCGGAATACAAGGTCGGCTCCCATACCTGGCATTTTCCGGGCGGGGCGACCCTCAAGCTGCGGCATATAGAGACCGAGCTGGACGCCGATCATTACCAGGGCCACCAGTATACGTGGGTCGGCTGGGACGAGATGGGCTCCTGGCCCAACCTCAAGGCGTATCACCGGCTTAAGGCCTGCCTGCGCTCGGCGCATGACGTGCCGGTGAAGCGGATACGGGTGACGGGCAACCCCGGTGGTCCCGGTCATAATGAGGTCAAGCGGTATTTTGTCGATGCCGCCGAGGAGGGCCACCTGATCACGGGGTCCGATAAGATGACGCGGATGTATATCCGTAGTCTTGTTACAGACAACAGAGTATTGTTACAAAGCGATCCGGGTTATATTGATCGTTTGAAGGCGGTGGGCGACGAGCAGCTGGTGCAGGCGTGGCTGGCAGGCGATTGGGATGCGATGGTCGGGGCCTTTTTCGCCAACTGGCATGGCGAGAAGGTCCAGGTGCCCTCCTTCAACATCCCGGAACACTGGCCCCTCTTCGGGGCGCTCGATTATGGCGAGTCGGCGCCGTCGTCGTTTGGGCTGTATACCGTCGATCACGACGATAACGTCTATCGTGTTACGGAATATTACCGGGGCAACGCCTCCGCCTCGCAACATGCTGAGGCGATTACCACCGCCATCGAAGGATGTCCCTTCACCGGGGGCCGGAGCCCCCAGGCTATCTATGCCGATCCGAGTATTTTCGTCAAGCGGCGGCTGAGTGAGGCGATGAACCGCAGCCCCGCTGATGTGTTCGGAGAGAAGGGGTTATGGTTGACAAGAGCGAATAATGATCGTATAAATGGGTGGAGAGTTTGTAACGACGCCCTCATCAACGAGCGTTTCTATTGCTTTGCGGGATGGAACGACGCCCTCTGCCGGACGGTGCCGACGCTGCCCCGCTCACCGCGCAACCCCGAAGACCTCGACACCCACGCCGAGGATCATGCCGCAGATGAATGGCGTTACGCCATGATGCATTGTTACAAACCCCACGCCGCCGCTCCCGAGGTGGCCTATGAGGGCACGGCGCAGCAGGCGCTGGACTCGCTGGCGGCAGGCACCCCCAAGAAGGGCCGGTACGATACGGCATGAGCCTGACCACGACCTACGGGCAACTTTTTCCCGTAGGCATAATGAGGACGGACAGCATGGCATCATTTAATGGCACCCCCAAGCCTACGCGCAGCAAGCCCAAGGGGGCCAAGCGCGTCAAGCCCGTAGGGCCGAAGGCCGACCTGATGAAAAAGGGCAAAGGGACCAAATAATGCCCAAGGTGGGTGGAAAACACTTTTCCTATACCCCTGCCGGGCAGGCCGCCGCCAAAAAAGAGGCCGCGAAGACCGGCAAGGCGGTGAAGAGGGGCTCCAAGCGCAAGAAAAGCAGCTCGTATGGCTTCAATGGGACGCCTAAGCCCGCGTCGAGGTGAAGGATGAAGAAGAACGACGTTGACTTCTGGCGCGGAGCCATTGAAAACACCAAGGTGTGGATGCGGGCTCGCCATAAGCTATGGCGCAGGCTCCTCAAAGCCTATGAGATGGATTTCGAGGTGGCGGGGCTGCCCAAGGATAAGACCATCCGCATCTCGCGCTTCTATCCCCTCTCGCGGCAGATCATCGCCAGCATAAGCTATAACTACCCCCATGTCTTCTTTCATGTCGAGGAACCCAACAGGGAGTTCGCTGCCGACATTTTAGAGCGGGTAGCCAATGCGGCCCTGGAGCAGATGGACACCAAGGCGGAGGTGCAGCAGGTCATCTTCGATGCGCTCTTCTGCGATGTGGGGTGGCTTAAGTTCGGCTATAACCCGCCTGGCGACGACGACATCGTAGCACCCTACACGGTCAATGACGCCCTCTCGGATGATTTTCCCTATGTGCATCGCGTCAACCCCTTTAATGTCTTCATCGACCCGCTGACGCCGCCCCACCGGCTCTCCCATGCTCGTTATATCATCGAGAAGATGATGGTGCCCCTCGAATATGTCCGCGACGACCCCCGCTTTGAAAACCGGCGGCAGATACAAGCCGTGGATGAGGAGAGCAGCGCCGACACCCTCCTCTACGATGTCGAGAGCAGCGGCGTCAGCGAGGAGAACGAGGCGGTCACCGAGGCCAAGTCGCAAGGCAAGATGACGGTCCTCTATGAGATCCATGACCGTATGCACAAGAAGCGGATAACCTTTGCCGAGACGGTGCGCGAGCCCATAGAAGAGATAGACCATCCCATGCTGGCGATGCGGCCCATCACGGCTCCCGATCCCTTCACGGGCGAGCCGATGATGACGGGCGAGTTCGAGCCCGAGGGGGGCTACCTCACACGCGGCGGCTTCCCCTACTATGCGTTGCAGTTCGATCAGACGCAGGAGTCTTTCTATGGGATGCCTCCGATGGCGTATGCCGAGGACACGCAGAAGCTCATTGTCGAGAGCGTCTCGCGCCGCGCCGACCTCCTTAAACGCTTCTCCCGCACTGTCTTAGGGTCTCGTCGTGAGCGTGATGCCAACGCCGACATCGGTGAGACCCTGGAGCAGGGACGCGATGGCGACATCATATGGGTCGAAGACCCGCAGGCCTCCTTCAAAGCTCTTGACTTCGGCAACCCGCCCCCGGATCAGCTGGGCATAGAGAACGACGCCCGCTCCTACGAGGAGCAGGCCCTCAACGTGTCGCAGATGGCTATGGGGGGCGGCCCCAAGCGCACCGCCACCGAGGCCTCCCTCATCGCCAGCTTCGGGCAGCTCAACCGCGAGTGGATGCAGATGCGGGTAGCGGATTGTTACAAGG